CGAGTTGTAGGTGTTACAGTAGCAACGGTCTCTGCACGACTATAGAGGTCATACTGAGTGGATGATTCGTTTGGTCTTACCTTTACAACTAATGTTGAAATATCAGCGTCCTCTGAGGCAACTTTATATGTTTGCTTTCCAAATGTATTAACAACGTATGAGAAAGTAACCAAAGAACCTTCATAGATAGTAACTTTGTCAAATATAGCTGCACCTGTAGTTTGATTTACACTAACTGTAATATCATCTAAAATATTCCAAAGATATGCACCACCTGATGCCACAGCACCCTTTTTCAAAGTAACTGACGTTGGATATTCACCATTTACCATGGTAGTATCCAAATTCAGTTTTATGCAAGATTTGGATGCAGTAATAGATCTAGGAACATAATTTAATAACTTAGCAATATTAACAACATTATCTCGTACTGTAGCAGAAGGTAAAAATGCCTCATTTAATGCCATATTTGCATTAAAAGAGGTATAATACGTGTTATATGCTAATAGATCAATTAAATACGACAATGATGATCCATCAAAGTCATAATCAGTAAACTCATCACGAGTCCTTAGATATGACTTTATTGATGATTTTACATCATCGAAATCTAATGCTGTTAGGTTATTTGGTTGCATTACTCTGGTCTCTGTAAAACAAATTCTATTGTTTCAACAATAGGTAAACCAACTATTTTATATTCAAGTGATACATTTAATTTATTACCCTCAAAGATTGGAGTAACGTCTACATTCGTAAGTTTTACTCTTGGTTCAAATTGATTGATTGTCGTCCTAATTTCTTCCGCAATAGTATCTGCAGTAAATGCATCTAGCGGTTCAAATAAAAGTCTGTTTACGGACGAACCGACTAACGGTTGAAACGGTTTTTCTCCAGGAGAAGTTAAAATTATGTTTTTAACTGCTTGTTTAATGGAGTTATCATTATTTACTATAGAAAGATCATCTGTAAAAGGATTCCTAGCAAAATTGACCGAAAAGTCTTTAAAACTTCTCGATCTTTTTAAATTAGAACCACCTATATTTTTTAAAGCCATCTCCCTATCAGGACTTTATACAATTATATTTATCGCCCTTGTCCCCGATAACGCTTTTTAGCACCATTTCTACTACTAGCAGAGTATTTTGAGTGCTTTCCTCTTCCTTGTCTAGTCTTTTTTGGAATTGACTCCACATAAGACCCACCTAGAAGACTTTGTTTCATTTTTGCCATAATTTAACCTCTTGTACATCCGATAAAAACGTTTTTACTTGATCCAGTTACTACTGAATTGCATGGGAATGCCACACTATTATCCCCAAAGGGATCTCCAAACACACCTGCTCGTCTTGCATTAATGAATACTGTTTTAATAGTTGCCATATGCTTACGAGCATGACCTTCAGCAGCCTCACGACCACCTCTAGTACCAATTGTACACCAATAAGCAGGATTGGGAGTACAACCTGGTGGGCATCCTTTTGGGATACCAGTATAACATGCTTTATGTACAGTTGGTGTTGGATGTGTAATCAACAAATCTTGATCAATAATAGGAAGAATCCTATTAATCATAACATTTCTAGTTAAAGCATTTAGAGGAGTCTGTGGGGTTGGTGGCCATAATGTAACAGCATCCATCTGTTTTACAGCCCTTGGAACAATTTGGGGATCCTTTGGTGGTTTTATACAACCACCGATGACACCCCCTCCTAATCCTGCATGGTGAGTCGATCCAGATCCTGTTCCGTGTCCACTACAACTTCCCATGAATAATGCAGCAGCTCCTAAACTTACTGGTCTTGCTTTTAATGGCATTCTATTCTCCCTTTTTATTCATCATATGGATTACCATATGCCTGTGCTGCTCGTACCACTGTTCTAGCATCTCTACTAAGATCATGCCAAATGGTCATTTCCCCAACTGCCTCCCATGGTTGACAACCAGGCCCTCTTACAAGATTCCCAAAAGAGAATACATGTGTTTCCTGAGTAGTTGTACCATCTCCATTATCAATTACACCAGTATCTGTGTTTGGTGTTGCTGTTGGTTGATTACATACAAAATGCGATTTACCAACATTAACAGGTGTACAACCTAAAGTTACTGTTAACTTTTGAACTTTTTGAGGATCAGGGCGGTACTGCCGCATAAGGTATTTAGTGTATTTTGACGCATGTGGTAATTCTGTAAAACTACCCGCATTAGTCTGTACCTTAGATTCGTCAAAACGAACAAATTCGGGATATACTTGTTGAGTAATATCGTCAATATTTTTTAAGACCGTTTCTTGTTCCGTTTTCTTCATATCTGTAATAGCTTTTTTATACTCTTGATCGATTGGTGTATCTTTTAAAAAATCTGTGTCATAATTTGGTACAATACTCTCTTTCAATGGATCTGTTTGAAATGTTTGTAATTTACGTTGAGGACGTTGTATTACACGTTCTCTTTCAGGATCCAATTTAATCTCCATAGGAGGATTTTTATACCTATGATCTCTTGTTTTGGGAACTTTACTATAAGAATCTTCAATTGACTGTAATTCAGCAGTACCTATCCTTAAATCGCCCTCTGGTATGCCTTTTAGGATGTCCTGAAACTCAGGAACTAAATCATCTCGTTGTGCAGCATTATCAACGGTCTCTAATTCCTCTTGTAATGTGTTTTTTACTACTAATTGTGGTCTTATTTTTGCAGAATACCCCTTTCCTGGTCTAAGAATATCGACAGAAGTTAATGTTCCACCACTAAAATTCCCTTTTACTTCTGCTGCTTGAATATTTCCACCAGTTTCGGAAATAACTTCCAAATCAGCAGCACCATCTTTTGAAACAACCTCAAATTTAAGGTTTTCATTACTTAATTCTAAGGTTTTAAGAACAAATTCTGGTTCTCCGTCATCTGTAGACTTATTTGGTATAGGATTACCGTCATCATCAGGACTACTAATTGCTAATAGAGGAGGACTATCCAATTTATCTAAATTTGCTCCTCCATTAGTCACTTCTGCGATTTGAACTATAGCACCACCACCAGAAATAGTGATTTTATCACCTACAGTGTACCCAGTACCAGGTTGATTCACTTTTACCGTAGAAATACGGTCAACTAACACATTACTTGTGTCATCAAGTATCGCTCCAACCTCAATATCGACTGTTAATCCGCTTCCAGTGCCTCCAGTAGTCGCAATATCTTCACCAGTAGCGTATCCAGTTAACGTTGCATATGGATTTAAGTCATCAAAATTTCCAGTATTGAACTGATAAACGCCACCAGAGATGTTTATATCCGAAATTCCGCCAGTTTCGTTAAGAGAAACGTATGCAGTTGGGTAAATAACGCTATTAAAGATGTCTGGAGCCTTCTGATTAACGTCTCCTGTAACATATTGGAGAGATTTATCCAAAAATTCGTATAAACCTAGCATAATTGCACGATCAGGGATGCCAAAACCCGCTTTTACGGTGATAACATGACTCCTATCAGAGGTATATTGCGTATCTTTAGTAAAACTGCTACCAGATCCGTCAACATATACAATATGATACGGAAATAGTCCTACTTCAGTATGAAAAGTGCGGGTAATTGTATGTCCATTGATTTTATCACCCTTTCTCATTATGTCATCAACATTACCACCACCGAGATTTTCAATAGCACCAACAGCAGTAATCTTTAAATTAACTGTCATATTTACTAATGTACCGCTATCTAAACGTATTTGAGCAGATAATGGAAATACTTGACCTACAGTAAACCCTGTTCCATTGTTTAATATCTCAGTACATATCCATTTAGTGCCAAGCATCACTGTATTTGAAGCAGGTGGAGCAGCAGAATCGTCATACCTAGACTCAATTCTAAACTTTACTCTAAAATCTGCTGCGTTTGCCCCATCATTAATATCAAAGATTTCAAAATCAGAGAATCCAGCATCATTATATGTCCATGGATTTTGAGATGATTGATATTCAATACCTTCTAATGTTGTTGCATTCCATCCATCAGTATATGTTACACCATCGTAACTAAGTTCGAAGTCTAAAACACCACTAGGCACTGTAGTTGCAAATTGATCATAACTAAATGCAATCTTAAGTGATTCACTGTCAATAGCAAATAGTGTAGGGTGTGGACAATCTGGGTCGCCAGTTAAATCTTCACATCCCTCGTACTTTAATGTGGTTTTGGCGGGGGTACACGTGAAGTTAGTACAAGGAACACATGCAGTAGTACCAGAATAGGTATTAGTAGTACTACCTGGATCATAACCAGGTGTACCTGGCGTACCAGTAGGAAGTACTACAGTTGAAACAGTACCTTCGTCATCTTCTAACCAATATGCTGCTGTACCTATATGTCCTGCTTCATCAGACGTATCGTAGATATAAGAAAACCAAGTATCCGAATATTGGAAGTCAAATGACAACATAGTTGGACAAAAATCCAAGTTAATTATAGTTGCATCGAATGCTTCTCTACCATAGTTCCAACTTCCACTACAAGGGTCGGTTTTACTTTCCATCCCACAAGTTGCCGATGGTATATGTGGAGATTCGTACTCAGTTAGGTAGAATGGATACATGATAGCATCATTATCCCTATCAGGTATGTTATAATTGTGGATCGCCCCTGGGTCACGTATGAATGAATGTGGGTACTCCTTATATTCAATCGTCACGCCCACAGAAGATCCTATATTAGGAGGATTTGGTGCTGTATAGTTATAACAATGTACTCTTCCACAAATGTCAGTGTACTGGTTAGTTTTACATCCCATTTTCTATCTTCTTTAACCTCTTATAGATTTCGGTAAAATTATCTGCCAAGTTCATATAGTCATCATACCCCTCTGGTTTGTAATAAGTCTTAGCGGGGGTAGGTAGTTCGGAAACATACCCTTCCACGTCTTTGAGACGCTTTCCGAGCAGTTTCAGACATTCATTTATATTCTTTAGTGACTCTGCAATTTGATCGCCAGAGACAGCAGTTAAATTATCATTAACTACGTCTGTTACTTTTGGAGTTTCCTCAGTCATTTGTTTTCTTCAGTGTGAATGCAGTACCATCATCCGATATATCATAATCTAATTCTTGTTCTAGATCCCATCCCAGTTCTTCACAGATTTCATAAGGTATCGTGACAATTAAATCACCGAAATCATCTTCTTCGAGTTTGGTTGTGAATCTATGGGACATATCTCTATAGGCGGTTAATAACTTGGGGATTGTCTGTGGGATTATTCGCTTTCCACTCCATCCATAGTGTATATAGATCATCTAC